TTTCTATCTGTTCTTCAACACAAGCTTTCTCATCAAACTTGACTGCTACTGATACAACTATTGTAACATCTAATGGTACAAGTAATACTGTTGTTGCAGTTACAAATTCTCCTGTTGCTAACTTGTATGCTGGTGACCTCGTTTCTTTTGACGGTGGTACATCATATACTCGCACAACTTCAGTATCAGCAGGTTTCATTAATGTAACATCTGCTGTTGCTGTTACCGCAGGTGCTGCTGTATTGCGTAAATGGCAATATGCAGACCAATTTGGTGTTGCACCAGGCACATCATCATACACTTCAGGTTTAGGTGGTTCTGGTGATGAAATGCATGTCATTGTTGTTGACGAAGATGGTCAATTCTCAGGTGGTGCTGCAAACACAGTTCTTGAAAAATATGCTTTTGTTTCTAAGGCCTCTGATGCATTGACTAGCGATGGTGCATCTAACTACTATAGTACAGTTATTAACAACCAATCCAACTATATTTGGTGGGCAAAACATCAACCAGGTGCTGTTAATTGGGGAAATACTTCTATTTCTAGAACATTTACCAATATCAATACACCATTTACTGCATCATTCGGTGGAGGTGCTGATGGTACAATTGGTAATTCTGAAATTATTACTGCATACAATTTCTTTGCAAATCCTGATGTTGTTGATGTTTCATTAATAATTTCTGGTCCAGGTAATGCAACTGTTGCAGCAAGTTTAATCTCAATTGCTGATTCTCGCAAAGATGCTATGGTATTCTTATCACCAACAAGAGCTTCTGTTGTTGACAAAGCTGGTAGTGAAGCAACTAACATTCTTTCATTCCGTTCAGGTTTGACAAGTTCTTCATACGCTTTCTTAGATTCTGGTTACAAATATCAATACGACAGATACAATGACTTATACCGTTATGTTCCATTGAATGGTGACATTGCTGGTATATGTGCTCGTACAGACCAAGAGCGTGACCCATGGTTCTCACCAGGTGGTTTAAATCGTGGTATCGTTAAGAATGTTATTAAGTTGGCATATAATCCAACTAAAGCAGAGCGTGATAACTTGTATGTTCAAGGTATTAACCCTGTTGTTACATTCCAAGGCGAAGGTACAGTTCTATTTGGCGACAAAACATTGTTGAATCGTCCTTCTGTATTTGACCGAATCAATGTTCGCCGTCTGTTCATCGTGTTGGAGAAATCAATCGCTCGTGCTGCTCGCAGTTCAATGTTTGAATTCAACGACCAATTTACTCGTGCTCAGTTTGCCAACTTGGTTGAACCATTCTTGCGTGACATACAAGGTCGCCGTGGTATCACAGACTTCCGTGTAGTATGCGATGAGTCAAACAACACTCCAAATGTAATTGATGCTAACCAATTCGTTGGTGACATTTACATCAAACCAGCACGCTCCGTCAACTTCATTCAACTTAACTTTGTGGCAGTTCGCACAGGTGTTTCGTTTGATGAAATTGTCGGCCGGTTCTAATAAATAGAGAGATAGGAGATACAAAAATGGCATTTTCAGTAAACGAATTCCGCTCTCAGATGGTAGGAGATGGCGCTCGCCCAAATTTATTTGAGGTGAGTATGCCGTTTCCTGGCTTCTCTCAGCCTGGAGACGCACAGAGAAAATTAACTTTCATGTGCAAAACAGCTCAACTACCTGGTTCAACTATTGGTGTTGTACCAGTTCAATACTTTGGTCGTGAATTAAAATTTGCGGGCAACAGAAGTTTCACCGATTGGACAATTACAATCATTAATGACGAAGACTTTGTTATTCGTAACGCTTTTGAGCGTTGGATGAATGGTATCAACAGTCATGCTCTTAATATCCGTAATCCATTGGCTGGAAGTCCTGGTAGTTATACAGTTGATGCTGATGTAACTCAGTTTGGCAAAAAAGGTGATACATTGAAGAAATACCGTTTTCTTGGTATGTTTCCTCAAGACATTGCACCTATTGATGTTGACTGGGGTTCAAACGATTCAATTGAAGAATTTACTATCACGCTTTCTTATCAATGGTGGGAAGCAGTAGCTGACCAAGTGGCTTGATAAAAGGGGGGTCAACCGTGTGGCCTCCTTTTTTTATTTTATAGGATGAATTTTTAATGGCAATAAAACTTTTCGGTTTCACACTAGGTCAAAAAGATATTGTTCAGGTTGAAAAACCTGACCAAGCTTCTTTCACACTTCCTACGGAAGCAATTGATGATGGCGCAGTTACCATCACGCAAAATGCTCACTATGGAACATATGTTGATTTAGAAGGTTCTGCTCGCAATGAGATAGAATTAATTACCCGTTATCGTGAAATGTCAAATCACCCTGAGTGTGATATGGCAATTGATGAGATTGTTAACGAAGCAATCACTCATACAGAAAATGGTGAAGTATTAAAGATTGTTTTAGATAATCTGAAACAACCAGAAACAATTAAAAAGAAAATTCTTGAAGAGTTCAATAACATCCAAAAGATGTTAAACTTCAGTAATCTTGCCGATGATTTATTTAAGCGTTGGTATATTGATGGTCGTATATACTATCATGTTGTTGTTAATGAAAAAGACCCTAAAAAAGGTATTCAAGAGCTTCGTTATATTGACCCACGCAAGATTCGTAAAGTGCGTGAGATTCAAAAAGAACGGGATCCAAAAACTGGTGCCAACATTATTAAATCGTTGGCTGAATACTATGTTTACAATGACCGTGGTTCAACCACACAAACATTTACCGCAAATGCAACACAAGGTTTGCGTATTGCACCTGAAGCAATTATTAATGTAAACTCTGGTTTGATGGATGCAAAGAATGTATTCGTCATTTCTTATTTACATAAAGCAATTAAAGCTCTCAATCAATTAAGAATGATTGAAGATGCGGTAGTTATCTATCGTATTTCAAGAGCACCAGAACGCCGTATATTCTATATTGATGTTGGTAATTTACCAAAAGGTAAAGCTGAACAATATATCCGTTCTATTATGATTCAGTATCGTAACAAATTAGTTTATGATGCAAGCACTGGCGAGATTAGAGATGAGCGTAAACACATGTCTATGCTTGAAGATTTCTGGTTACCACGCCGTGAGGGTGGTAAAGGTACAGAGATTACTACATTACCAGGTGGACAAAATCTTGGTGAAATGGAAGATGTAAAATACTTTCAAAAGAAATTATTAAACTCATTAAATGTTCCTGCTTCTCGGCTTGATACGAATAGTGGCAGCATGATGGGTCTTGGTCGTACAACTGAAGTTACCCGTGACGAAGTTAAGTTTTCTAAATTTGTTAATCGTTTGCGTAACAAGTTTGCACAAGTATTTGACCATGCATTAAAAATCCAATTGGTACTAAAAGGTGTTTGTACCACAGAAGAATATGAAGATTTTAGAGAACAAATCTACTATGATTTCATTAAAGACAATAACTTTACCGAGATGCGTGATGCTGAGTTGTTGCGTGAGAGAGTTAACACAGCAACAATGTTAGATCCATTTATTGGTAAATATTATTCAGCCGCATGGGTTCGTAAGAATGTATTGCAAATGACTGATGAAGAAATTGAACAAATGGAAAAAGAGATAGAAGAGGAAGGTCCAGTTGCACAGCCTGGTGATGAACAAGCACAGGCACAACAAGGACAAGTTCCACCAGAAGATAATTCTATGGAAAGAACACCTTCTGAATCTGATACACCAGAGTTAGATGCTGATGTTGAGAGGTCAGCGCTTAATATAAATAGGAAATAATAGGAGAAATATATGCCAAAATTTATAGACCAAATTGCAACAGGCGATGCCATTGGTGCAAAGAATACCATGTCTGATATGTTGTCTGCAAAAGCATTTGAGGCTTTGGACACTCGTAAACAAGAATTAGCTGCATCATTGTTTGGTGGTTCACCACAAGAAATGCAAGAAGAACAATTAAATTTAGAAGATTTTTCTTTGGAAGAATTGGAAGAGTTTACACTATCTGAAGAGTTTGAACAACTTGATGAGTTGTCTAAAGGTACTGTGCGTTCTTATTTGAAGAAATCAAAAGAACAAGAAAGTGGTGCTCTTGGTCGCCAAGGTGCAACTACAAACAATGACATGAGTCCTATTGATGCCGGTGATAAAGCTTACGAAGGTAAGAAAAGGGCAATAGCAAAACTTGGTGGTTCTAAATCTGTTTTACCATCTAATGTACCTGCAAAATAAATGAAATCACTATTAGAGTTTAAGTCTATCGTTGAAGAAGAGAAGTCAGACTATTCAAAGTTTGACACTCTGGTTCGTGCTGGTCTGGCCAATAAGGCACAGATGCAACGTATTCACAAAATCTTAGATAAGATGGGTGAAGAGAAACCAACATTCAATAATGCAGATAGAATGATTATTCAAAACCTCTTTAACAAGATGGTAGATTTAATCTCTAATAACAAACAGATTAACATGCAGGCCCGCCGTGCAGTTAGAGAAGATACAGAAGAAGTAACTGATGAACCAGTTATGCTTCAAGAAGATAAAGACCCACCATTAGTGTTGGTCATAAAGCGTAAAGCGATTCGTTTGTATCCAGATGGAACTAGAATTGCTTTATACTATAATGAAAAATTAAAGAAATATTTTTCTGTACCTTACCAATATGGTTCAGGTATGGATGCACCTATTCAGTCAGAAGAAACTGAACAAATTAATGAATATGGTAACCCAAAATTATACCAGAAAGCTGCAGAAATAGCAAAAGGTAAAAAAATAAAAATGGTAGAAGAGTCTATAACAGAAGCTGTAATGGACACACTACATAAGATAGTGAATAATAAATCGGCACAGTCTGTTAAGTTTGCTTCTGGTCATACTCGTAAAGTTGACCACTTTACCGCATCTGCAATCACTCAAGTGCATAATGCTTTGAATGATGACAACAAGAAAAAATTTGCTGACATGGTGCATAAGTCACCAGAACATTTTATGAAGGCTTCAGACTTTGCTTTTAAGCGTGCAAAATGACATTTGTAGACCTTATAGCAAGGAACAAATTAATAGAGGCCAAATCATTTATATTTGAGCGCCTTGAGCAAATGGTTGCTACAAGGTTACAGGCAGAAAAAGTTTCTGTGGCTGATGATATATATGAGTGGGTAGAAGAAGAATTGGATGAAGCTAATGTAATGCGTATGGGCAGAATCACTAAGATTCGCCGAAGAATTAGACGAAATGCAAAAGGCAGAATTGTTGTTCAAAAGAATGTACGAAAATCTGCGATTAAGGGATATAGATTAACTGGTAACCGAATTGTTCGGATACCAACGATACAAAGATTACAGAAGTCAAGAAAATTAAAACGATACTGGAAGACAAAGGGAAAAGCAAAATTGCGTAGAACATTAATGAAACGCAGTATTTCTCTTAGACGCCGCAAATCAATGGGAATAAAATAACATGGCATACGAAATTATAAACACTATAAGAGGCAGCTCAATCGTTAGAGTTGTGGATGTTAGCACAGCTAATCTTGCACTCATTCAGTTTAGAGCCAGTCCTAATACCGAAACTGTTAGTGCTTTAACTATCCGTAAATTGAATTGGTCAACGAATGGTGCCATTGAGATTACTCGTGATGGTGCTCAACTATTCAAATTATCAGGTTCAGGTGAAATGCGCCTTGATGATTACGGTGGTTCAGTTGCTAATACTGCATCAGGTAATCTTGCTGTTCAAATTTTCACTGGTGGATGTATTGTTATGGAAGTTTCAAAGAATGCTACATATAATGTAGATCCATATACAGGACAAACAATATGAAATTAATTAGAGAAAATATTGAAGAAGTAAAATACTTAACTGAAGCCACCGAGAATGGCAAAAAGAATCTGTACATTACAGGTCCTTTTCTTGTGTATGACAAACCAAACAAAAACAATCGTATGTATACGAAAGACATTCTAAGCAATGAAGTCAAACGCTACAACGAAGAATATGTAAAGACTAATCGTGCTCTTGGAGAACTTGGTCATCCAGACACACCATCAATTAACCTTGAAAGAGTTTCTCATAAGATTGTTGAATTAACGAACAAC